ATAATTTCTCAAAATATTTTATGCCAAGTGGGTTTGATGAATTAGATGCACATGGATTTATTGGATATGAAAGACGAGATGACCTTGTTCTTTTTACAGCAAGAACAGGGCAGGGTAAATCTTTTGTGCTTACGAAATCAGCATCAAGTGTATTTGCACAGGGGTTTAATGTAGCATTGATTTCTCCTGAAATGACTGTAAATCAGTTTGCAGAACGTGTGGATAGTACAATGGGAGGATTTAGCCTTAATAACCTTATGTATTGTGGTAAGGTTAATGGATATAAAGATTTCTTAACCAAACTAAAACAGAGTAAAAATAGATTCTGTATTAGCACACTTGAAGATTTTGATAATGAATGTACAATTAGTAAAATCAGAACTTTCTGTAAGGCAACAACAGCTGATATTTTGTTTATTGACGGCTTTGACTATCTTATTGATGAGAGAGCAAAGAAATCAGATAGTGTTCCTAATCAGCTAGGGCATATTGCACAAGATTTACTTTCATTATCTCGTGAACTAAGTATTCCTGTAGTTGTTGTTATTCAAACAAACAGAAAAGCAGTAGAAAATGATAAAGATTATATCGGTACTGAAAACATCACAGGAAGTGATAAGATTGGTGCAAGTTGTACAAGACTTATTAGTATTGTAAATAAAAATCCTATTCTTGAAATGACGATTACAAAGAATCGTTATGGTAAGAGCGGAAAAGAAACAAAGTGTATTTATAACTGGAATCCTGACATAAATACATATACATATATCCAAAATATTGAAGATATAAATAACGATGAGGAAACAAAACAGGAAACAGAAGAAAATAAAGAAAACTTCAAGAGCATTTTTTAATGGGAGGTGCATATAATGATAATTGTAAATTACGAATATGAACCTAAAAATCAGCTAAATAAAAGAGCAGGTACTTTTGATTATTTCTTGAAAGGAAAACAATTTGGCACACTATATGTAATAGAGGATATATTAGATTACAAAGAAAAATATAAAAAACATAAAGTAATTGTAAAGTGCATGAATTGTGGAAAGGTGTTTGAAACATATGCAAGAAATTTAATGGAAGGAAAAGATAATTGTGGTAAAAAAGAATGTAGAGAATCCATAGTATATTTAAGAAATAAAGAATCTATGATTAAGAGAAAGACCAGAAGAAGAGATTGGAATTACATTGCTAAAAAGAGAAAAAAGATAATTAAATTTCTTACTGGGTTAATAAATTATAGAAAAATTTCGGCAGTATATGATTATGAAGTAGAAGAAATACAAAAGCTAAAAGATACTATAGACTTTTTGTATTATTTAGACAGACGTAATATTATATATAATTCTTGCCCTATTTGTAAGAATAGATATATCTATGATACAACCGTTTCGATAGATAGTAAACAGAAAGTAATGACAGATAGAGAAAAGAAATTAAAATTTAGACTTATTTATTGTCCTGTTTGTGGATATGCAGCGGCAGAAAGAATAAGCAATAATAGCCATGTAGACCAACGAAAAGAAACAAAAGATGAAATAAAAGAAGTAAAAAGGCTGAAAAAGAAATTACTAGAAAAAGAAAAAGACAAAAAGGACACTTAACAATAAATTTGCCATTCTTTGGTTTCTATGCTATAATGGAGAGCAGGGAGTTGATAAATTTGAAAGTAAAAATAACTGTTGATAAGAAAGAAACAATGTGCTTAGAGATTCCAAAGGAATATCAAACAAGAGAGGGAATACTCAAATACATAAAGGAATCTGTAAAAGATTCAGTAAGTCTTGACGACACTTCATTTGAAATTTTGGATTAAAGAAGGTTGAAGTAATGTTATTTGTAGATAATATTCCTATATTAACAACAGTAGAAGAAGTAATAAATGACTTAAAAATAGAGTTTGCAAACAGCAATATAAGAATATTTGAAAAAGTAAATAACAGAAATAGCAATTATATCATGGTTAGTTGCTGTTTTCATGAAAATAGAAATCAACCTGATTTAACAATCAGTAAAATTACTACTGATAAACATGAAGCAGGATTCTTTTATTGCTTTGGGTGTAAAGCAAAAGGAACATTACCTGAACTTATTAGCTATCTATATGGTAAAAAAGATAAGGGAGAGTTTGGTAAGAGCTATTTATTAAATAGATACTCTAATTATGAAATAGAAAATAGAGAAGGAATGATGCATAAATTAAGTATTCCTGTAAAAGTAAAAAAAGAAAAAGAAGTAGAACCTAAATCATATATAACAGAAGAACAGCTAGACAAGTATAGGTATACACATCCATATCTATATAAACGTGGATTAACAGATGATGACATCTATAAATATGATTTAGGTTATGACAACAATAATATTTTTGGTAAGTGTATTGTATTTCCAATTCGTAATGAAACAGGAAAATGTGTTTCTTTAGGTAGAAGAACTATATATAGCAAGCATTATTACTATCCAAAAGATTTTAGTAAGGGTGATTATCTTTATGGGTATTATGAGATGAAAAAACAGTTTCCATCTACTAATGAAATATATGTGTGTGAGAGTGTATTTAACTTGTATACACTAAATAGATTAGGATTTCCAACAGTAGCATTGTTAGGTACAGGAACAAGCAAACAAGCAAATATACTAAAGAAACTACCATATAGAAAAGTAGTATTAGCTTTAGACAGTGATGAAGCAGGAGAGGTTGGCTGTAATAAGCTAAGAAAAAAGCTATGCTACAATAAAATAGTAAAAAGACTAAAAGTGCTTGATAATAAAAAAGACTTCAATGACTTATCTTTTTGCAAGACAAAGGAAGAATTGTTATCTCATTGCATGACGCTGTAATATGACAATGTAACATATTTTTAATTTAACTTTAAGAAATAAACTGTTGACATGCCTAGGGGAATTTGCTATACTAATACTTGTAAAGAGGAACACGCAATAAGGCGTGTTGAATAAAAGTCGTGTAAGAAACACGCAAGGACAAAGAAAGGAGAGCTAAAAAATGGCTCGTATTAATCTCACAGAAATGCTCAATCACGAAAAAGAAACACAGGAGAATCGTGGAAGGAAGTTTGCTCGTAACTTCTATTTCAAGAAGAATGGAAGGAATAATGCACTTGTAAAGTTCCTTCTTAACAGCACAGAAGATATTCCTGTATTTACAACGCATACCGTTCAGAAAATCTCAAAGAGTGGTAAGCGATTCTTTCAAGAGGTAGACTGCATGGGAGAGGATTGCCCACTTTGCAACTATGCAATTAACAATCCGAATGGTACTGTAAGTTTCCGCCACGATAAGATTGTTATTCCTCTTGTAAACTTTACAGCAGTCGATAAGGATGGAAATGTAGCACCTGCCGTAGAGTATTGGACAAGGAGTGCAGGATTCTTTAGTTCAACAATCCTTCCATTTGCAGAGCGATTCAATTTTGGAGGATATATTGAAATCCAAAAGAATGGTAGCGGAAAGCAGACAACCTATACACTTTATCCAGTAGAGGATAAGTTTGAGGGGCGTCCACTTGAGCCAGTAAAGAGTGTTGAAGAATATATCAAAATCTATAATACAGACATTGAATCAGACCTTAAATCTATTGTGCAGTCACTTACAGACAATGAGCTTTCAGCTATCATTGGTGGTGGCGCAGGAGATGAAATGCCATTTGGTGTAGATACAAATGCAAGCACAAATACAAACACAAATGAAGTTCCTGTACGTAGAAACACACATGGATTCTAATAAGTAATAGAGCATGAGAGGAGTGGAGGATAAACATAAAATATCCTCCACTTTTATTATATACAGAGAGGTAATGCTATTATGCTAGATTTTGTATATGTTATTACGTTTGAATATAAAGATGAGGTTGAAGTAGTTGGTGCAGCTAGAACACGTAAAGATGCAGAAGAATATATTGAAAAACTTATCCTTACTTTGCCATTAAGAAATAATACAGATGAAAGGAAAGATAAAAATAACTATTATATTTCTGGAGCACCTGTATATAAAAATAAACTTCAACAGGCGTTAGATAATATGTAATAAAAAATAGTAAAAGAAAGGAAAGGAGAATCTACATTGGTATTATTCAAGATGCAAGAAAGACCATTACCTAATGTTGCAAATATAGTTGCAAAGATTAGGGAAGAAGAGACTAATAAGTCAAAGATTTCTATTAAAAAAGGAACATTACTTAATAAACTAAAAGAAATTGAGTTGAATGTAAAAAATAATCTTGGTGATTATCATCCAATTCTTTTAGACAGTAATGAAAAGTGGATTGAGTATTGTAATAACATTGGTGAAAACGATATTGTTTCTCTTGATACAGAAACTAGTGGATTATCATTCAAAGACCAAACAGAAGGACTAGCAGGAGTATGTATCAAGAGTATTGGACAAACAGAAGCCTATGCCCCTGTTGGACATATCAGCAGTATAACAGAACAGCCATTAAGCAATCAGGTAAGTAAAGAAAGTATAAAGCAAGGCTTTGACATTATGAATAAAAAGCATTGTAGATATGTATTTCATAATGCTTACTACGACTTGATTGTATTAAAAGCTGTTTTAGGGTACTTCCCTAAAGTATATTGGGATACGCTAGTAGCGGCGGCAATACTAAATGAAAACGAACCACATAGCTTGAAAGTTCTATATGATAAGTATGTTATGGAAGGTAAGGCAGGAGTACATAAGTTTGCTGAGTTATTTGATGGTATTCCTTTCAACAGAATCAGCCCTAAAGTTGGATATTATTATTCAGCACATGACTGTTTAATGACAGAACAGCTATATTTATTCCAAAAACCATATCTAACAGTAGGTACAGAAGAATGTAATGTATGTCATTTAGAGGGTGTTTCAAAAGTATTTTATACAGAAGAAATTCCTCTAATTGAAGTTCTTGCAGATATGAAATGGCGTGGAATACAGATTGATATTGAAATGGCATATAAGCTAAAAGAAAAATATGAGAAGCTACAAAAAGAAGCACTAGAAAAATTCAATGAAGCTGTATCTCCACTAGAGGATAAAATAAAATTCTATATAAAGCAACATGCAGGAACACAGCTAGAATATCCAATAAACTATAATAGCCCTGTTCAAATAAAAATCTTGTTCTATGAGATTATTAACACAGGTGTAATCTTTGAAAAAGAACCTAATGGAACAGGAAAGCATGTACTAGATAAAATCTTAACTAGCCCTAAGTATGAAAATACACAATTAAAGAAAATAGCAGGAGCACTAGTAGATGTAAAGAAATATGATAAAGCACTGGGAACATTCATCAATAAAATTATTGGCTTGGCTGAGTCAGACAAGAATCATGTAGTTCGTCCTGACTTTAATAGTGTGCGCGTAAGGACTGGACGATTGTCTAGTAGTGGTGAACTGAACATCCAGCAGCTGCCATCGCACATGGGTGACATCAGAAATATGTTTTATGCAGGGGATAATAAAGTTTTGATTCTATGTGACTACTCAAGGCAGGAAGTTGCTGTATGTGCGGCAGTTTCTGGTGATGAGAAGATGATTCA